ATCCCACTGTTGATCCACCACCTTATTATTGACAATGGCTACAATAGTAAATGTCTGTGGAGCCTCAAGCAACCCGATATTAAATTGTCCTTCGCTGAGATTAAACATTTCGCGTAGCCCCATATGTTGTCGTACTTGGTTAAACAAGTCTTTTGCTACCTTCTGTGGCACATGTGACGGAATCCCCGCCCCAAATGCCTTAAAGTCGTTCGCTTTCGCGAGTGCCCGCATCTTAGATGCCGACATCCCCGACACATCGTCTGCGTCGGGATCGCGATTACCAGGCACCGCAATAACCTGAAAGTGGTCAATGTCAATATGCTTGGCTGCATTATATTTAGGAGATTTGCGAGGGACAAGATATTGTGCGAACTTTTGGAAGTCACGCACACGGTCACTACCGACGATCATCAGAATTCGACGATAGCCGAGAGAGGACACCTCCGCAAACGCATCAACTGGCGTTCGTACTGACACATTGCTACTAACGAACAGTTTTGGAAAGAATTTCCGCAGAAACGCGACCTTGTTTCTGAACGGCAGTGGGTTCTTTCGCGAATCTTGAGTCTGCGAGGGGTACACACGCACATCAGCACTATTGCGCTGGGCAATCTGATTGACGAAGTTAACGAGTGCGCCGTGCCCAGTGGTCGGTGGATTGAAACGACCGAAAACGAGAACGACGGTGCGAGATGATGGCATAGTTTTCCCTATAGACTATTTAGAGAAAATGTGTTCCCACTATTGCCAATCTTTTGGTGCGAGGAAGTTCAATCGGGAGAACTCCAGACGGTCTACGAGCTTTATCGTCTTCCCCCCGTGGGAGGTTGCCACAAAGCCCTCAGGGCCTGTAACTCGAAACCCACTCGCTGTTGGCACGAACGTGCTGATACGGGAAACTTGCGCCAACTTTCGCACGATGATCGTTTTAGCGTTCATGACGGCTTGATGAAGCTGAAACCAATTCAGGTACCCGCGAGCGTTGCCACGAATCTGTTTCATGACCGCGTTGAACTTCGCTTCCTGATCCGTTTTGCCCCTCTCGGAGCCTCGCTTCCCGGCTTCCTTGTCTCGACGTGCAGCTATAAACTCCATCAGTTCGGTGACGGTCGACGCAGACACCCTGTTGCTACGCACACGCTGGTTGATAAACATCTGTACCAGCATATGCAGGGGTTCGTGTGTCATGACTTCGTACACAGATGACGCAACCTGACTCTGTAACGCAGTGACGTGCGACAGAGCAAGCGTAAAGTCGCTTTGTTCCGCGTTAGTGAAGGTGACGGTACCGGACAGATCGTCAAACGAAGCATCCAGCACAACCGCGCGGCCGGACTTGCCTAAGGACGCAAAGGCGCCAGGGGTAATGGGTGAAGCGGTGTAACTGTCAATTGTTGAACCGCGGCCGCTATACATGGTATGTACGACAATGCCCAGATGAGCGCGACTGATCTGTTGCCCGAGGTTACTGTTTGCTTCGACCGCATAGAGAATAGTGTTAGGACGGAAGGTTACGTAGGACTTCTCGTCTATGGTCTGTGACTTGATATCGTCAGTAAAGAGCAAGTCACCCTGAAGAATCTGCTTTGAGTGAAGCGGTTGTAGTTCCTTAAGGCACGCCTGGAGTTTCGCACCAAGTCCACTACTGCCATAGGTCGCGTTAATCTGTGCCTTCGACTTCATGAGCTTCGGGTTCTTGGCGAACGCGGACTTCGTTGCGACAAAGAATTTGTGATCGGCGGGATCAGGACCAAACACCACCGATGGCGCACCATCCCATTTCGTTGTGACGTTCATCGAGCGAGACACACCACCGTGTTCCAGCATGTGCCCGAAGTTCTTGAGGACATCCAGTGCAAACGTCGCACCTGAGGCACCGTCATCCAACATCAAATCTTCAAGATGTTGAAGATGCGTCAGTTTACCGGCCTTAGATTCTTGTAGATGTCGTGCAAATGAAATTAGCGGCATCGTATCTCCAAGCGAAGCGATTTGTAAAACTCGGGGTGTGCGACTATCAAATCCCACCACATTTTGATCTTCCGATGAAACACTGGCAGCGCAGCGTGTTTCGGTGTCGTCTTGAACGCTCCTGTATATACCGTATACGTGGATTTCGCGATAAACGGCCACGGAAGAATTTCGGTTTTCATCTGTTTCAACGCATCACGGTAATTAAGATCGCCATATATCGCCCACATCTCTAATGCTACGTCGTGCGAGTACGCTTCGATTTCGTCATAGTCACCCAGATAAGTTTGTTCCGCCTTCAGATCGATACCATCCGCCTGAGAACGATACACACGGGCATTGGTCTCTTCTCCCTTAACACTCCGATACACATCTTGATGTCGATGAACCAATTCGTGTAGCAGGTATGACCAAAAATAGAAACGGCGTATGGCCCACGTTTTGCGCGACCATTGCTGCCGTCGCCCCCCTTTAGTTACATGCCATTCAAGTCGCACATCAGCCGAAGAATGTTGAAGCGGAAGAAGTTCGTTTGGCAACCATTGTGCCGTGATCAGGACGGACTTCTTGGGTATACCCTTTTCACCACTGCCGACAACATTTAAGACACCATATTCCTCCGTGACGGCATTAAGACGGTCTAAAAATGACGCCAAATTAAACGCACGTCCTCGATAACAGTCCGGCCGTTTCACCGGAAAGACATCTTTCACCGCATCCTGTAATACCACTGCGTCCATTATTACTCGGCGTTGAAGTGCCTCGACTTGCATTGTGCCTCCTATTTTATTTAGGGGGAACAAAGGCACCCCTAAATAGGACTATGCAATCCTTTCGCGAACATTGCCGGGATATCACAGAAGCTCTCGACAAACCCTACCCGTACCGCGTTGTCAACAGCCGGGGCACGGGAAGCGGCGATGGCCCCGGTGTTTTTGAGGCCGAGTTTACCGTGGCCACTTCCGGCTTGAAGTATAATGTTCACTTTGCGAAACGCGTAGAGCAAAATATTCCTCGCACCAACGGCCGCGGTCAAGTGATCGAGCCACGGTGGGAGAGTGTAGAAAAGCCGTGGGAGTTTACGTTCGCGCTTAAGCGCACACACGGAAGCGGCGCCCCCGGTGATCCGAAAACCGATACGGAGACGTATGGCGTCTCGCGCACCGGACATGCGTTTAGTGTCTTTGCGACCGTGATTGCTGTGATGAAAGAGTTCATTACCAAGTATCATCCCGCCCTCATCTACTTTAGTGCCACGGAAAGTTCTCGCGCAAAACTCTACGACCGTTTCATGAAGCTCGTACCCCGTTCCGTGTCGGGTTATGCGGGACACAAGTTGACTGGACAATCACGACGTAGCGCGGCCGCGCTCGGTGATTGCCACCGGGGTTCCGGTTTTCTGCGCGATCCCGAACAGAAGTGTCACGCCGATTGGATTGGCCCGGGTAACTTTGTAGTCGCAAGACGCGACGTACCCCTCACGGCCATTCTCGCCGTGACTCAGGCCCATTAGTCATCAGTTTTCAAGTGTGCAAGTGGTCGCCGAGCGGTGCGATCACGAAATGGCTTGGTAAGATTGGTTGCGACAAATTGGTCTGGTGTCGGTGCAGTCTGTATCTGCTTCGGATCATACAGCTTCATACGAGAAGTATCAATACCCAGAATGAACTTCTGAAAACTCTGTCGTTTGGCATATCGATTCTTTAATACATATGCCTGTATCTGATTATTCTTATCCAAGTCATCGCTTGTGGTCAAGGCAAAGATGAAGTCCGCCGTCTGTGCGATGGCAAATGACTCACTAATCTTTTCTAACCCCGGCGCTGTCGAGGACGCCCCATCACGATTGAACTGCGCGGCCGTAAAGACGGGAATGTTCATTTCCACCGCCAACCCACGCAACTCTTCCGCAATAGATTTGTTATAAGTGTAGCTGTTGACGGCATTGCCCATCTTTATGCGCGAGGACGCACAGATCGACAGGTAATCCACGAACAGAATGTCCGGCGTGAAGTCCTGCTTGAGCTTCAATTCGTGGAGCAACGCACGGAAGTGCCCTGTGTGTGCAGCCGCTGTCGGATACTCCTTAATGATCATTCGCCCGGTGCTGGTTTGCTGAAGTGTTTTCAGTTTCTTGAGATATCGATCCCGCGACAACGCGATCACATCATCAATCGGAATGTCCATGAGGTTTGCATCGACACGTTCAGCAATGCGTTCTTCCGCCATCTCCAATGTGATGTACAACACCTTCTTACTCATACGGGCACACGCAGCCGCCATATGCACAAGAAACAAACTCTTTCCGACATTCGTACCTGCCAGCACCACATTCAATGTCTTTCTAGGAATGCCATTCTTGGTCATGGTGTTGAACACGTCGAGATCAAACGGAATCCGCGCTTCCGCACGATGATAGAAGTCGTACCGTTCTTCCGCGTCACCGAAGAAATCGTGGCCGACGTGTGTATCGAATGAAACGGCCAACGCTTCTTTGAGAATGTCGGGAATTGCGTGAGGGTTCTCTTTCGGGTTGTCAAGCATTCCGACACTATGACGTAGAGCGATATACAACGCTCGTTCTTGACAGAACTTCTCCGTCTCTGCGATGAGAAATTCGTGCTGTGATGAATCTTGTGGTTCGGTCTGTTCAAGCTCGTCGATGACCGTGTTCGCCTGTTTCGCTTCCGCCTCACTTAGATTCGGGACATCATCCAGCATTAACCGTAGAACCGACACCGAAGGAAGTTGGTGGTATTCATCGAAGAACTTTTGATACACACCAAAGACGGTCGCACATTCTCCAGTCGGAAAATATTCACCCTTGAGATACGGCGCCGCCCGCTCGGCATAGCTTTGTGATGCGTACAATTGTCGAAGCACTGTTCGCTCAAACAAGAGCATCAGTGAACGCCTTTCGTCTCCGAACTGAGAAGCGCATCAAAATTTGATAGCGAAATATAGCTTAACCACGCCATCAACACCTCACCACAGAAATAATCGAAGTCCTCTGTGACATGAAACCCTTTAGGCGACTCATATACTTCCGTCTCAAACTTTGTCGGTACCATACCGTCCGGGCCAACTTTCTTCGAAACACGAAACGTTTTGAAGGAAAATACGACACCACGATACGGACCGGCTATGATTTCTAGACCTAAAATAGCTTCGCCCTTCTTCTGTGGAATCAATCGGGGCATGATCATTTCGAGAATGTTTGATTCTGATTCACTCATCGGCCGTCACCTCATCTGTAATATTCACAACCGGTTCGCCTGTATAAAGGAACGTCGCCTTCATGTGCGGGGCCAAGTCCTGTAGGAGGCTGTCCGTAAAATATTTAGTAGGCTTAGCGTAAACCTGTGATTCGAACGCCTTCATGTCGCCAGGGAACACATACTTGTTTCCGACCTTCGTCACCAGCCCCGAGTTCACCGCGTGCGGCAGCAACCCATAATACCGATCCAGTCCCCCGTCAAACAGGATGCGCGTCTCCACCACTGACTCTTCTTTCGTCATACGGGATTTGACCATTTTCGCCTTGACAATGTTTCCAATGATTGTCTTGTCGCTATCCCGCTCTTTCTTCTTGCTGAGAAACACGATGGTGTCTGCGGCATACTTCGCACCTGAACCGCCCGCCATTTCCTTGGTTGGGAAATACGCGCCGATCACAGCATAGGTGTGGGTCGTAACGATCATCGGTACTTGCACCTTCGCCATTTTCAGACGCAACACACGAAACGCACCCTTGATCAACTGACTCTTCGTCATGTCACGGGTGTCTTTGCCCTCTGTCATGTCACCGATTTCCTTGCCACTCGGTAGCGCAGACAGAGAATCGAGAATGATCAGAAACGGAAACCGATCTTCTTCTGGGATGTTCGCATAGGTATCCAACATCTTCAATGCAACGGTGCGGAACCGTTCAATGGATTCCGGCTCGGACTTCATGACACGTTCAGGATCAATACCCCGTGAAGAAAACATGGCATTCGTAACCGCTGATTCTGTATCGAAGTATGCGACCCGTGCTTTATCATTGGCTGCCAAGTATTGCGACATAATAGAAAGCGCAAAAAAAGACTTCCCTACTGCCGGGTCACCCGCGAGGACTAACGCTTTATTATTGGGGAGACCACCAAACATATCTCCCGATAACGCGGCGTTCAATATGTAACTGCCGCTGTCGATGAACCCCGTAAATTCAGCCGCACTCTTGCCGTCTGATGCCAATGCAGTATCGGGATC